TGCTGGATTTTTTAACTGAAAAAATATCCCTGAGGATTTAAAGGCAAGATTTATGATCTTATGTAGATTTAAAAAATATTATCTGATATCTATATTTTATCTTTAAAATAAGGGCTGATCCCTTTAAAAAATCAGCCCTTAAATCCTTAGGTTCTGTTTCAAGAGACAAATTAAGTTGACGATAACGAGTAACGCTTAGACTTGGCCGGATCAGTACCAAGAACTGAATAGGGCTCAAGATCACTAACTGAGTACGGGAACTTGCCCGGAGCAGCAAGAACATCTGATACGTTAATCGTAACAGTTTCCTGCACCATGGCCGTGTCAGACGCATAAGATACTGAATAATCTGACATCCAGCAAGCTTCATAAAAAGTTACTATTGCATACTGATTTGCATCACCCTTTTCATCCCTTGCATCTTTCGTAACCTGTCCAACATTACCAGCCACATCTCCACCAGTCATCTGAGCAGCTAATGAACTGAATACCTGCTCCTGACGAATATCAAAAGGCCAACGATGATGCTTCAAAGACCTTGCAATACCATCTATGCCTGATTTATAGCCAAAAACTTGATAAATATTCGCCAGATATAATGCCGTTCTGGTTACTGAAATTGTCATAGGATCTGTCACACCAGGAACTAATTCAGCTATCTGATCCCCAAAACCGATCCCACGAATAGGTTCTATAGTTCTAGCCTCAGACGGATCAAATGTTGCAATGACTCCAATCTGAACCTGTTTACCTGTAGAATTAAAAGCGAATACTCGGTTTTTAGAAGAAATAACCGAAAGAGTATTAGGAGTGACACCTTTCCTAAAAATATAGCTATCAGTGTCGCGTGCCATTGAAAAACTCCTTCGTAAAAGTTATATACAAAATGCACCTTTAAACAGGCACATTTATATCTTAGTTAAAAAGTTTGTCCAGCTGAGCCTTATCCTCGGCTGTGAGCTCAGGAGTATCTTCCATACCCGCCGAAATCTCAATGCCATCATAAGAAAGAATATTCGTATTAACTTCTTTCTTAGAAGCTGTGGCTTCCTCCTCGTCCTTTTTCTCGGGCTTCGGAGTAGCCTCTTCCTTAGCTGCTGCTACTTCCTCTTCTTCCTTCTTCTCAGGCTTCGGAGTCTCTTCTTTAGCAGCCTCTTTCTTCTCAGGCTTCGGAGTAGTATCTTCCTTCTTAGCTGCGGCTACTTCCTCTTCTTCCTTCTTCTCAGGCTTCGGAGTAGTCTCTTCCTTAGCTTCTTTCTTTGCCGGTGCCGGAGAGACTTCCTCTTTCTTCGCAGGAGCTTCCTCTTCCTTCACAGGCTCTTTCTTTTCTTCCTCTTCCATGCCAAGCACGTCACTAAGCAGAGCCTTACGAACAGCCTCCGACGCTTCTTTCGTCCAAGTATCCTGGACAGCCGCATCTCTAAGACCTAGCATGTCCTTAAGCATCTTCATGAGCTTAGGATCTTTCTTATCATACAACTTAGCAAGATCATCCAAAGTCCTGATAGCCGGACCGCCATGCACTGCTGGACCCATAAAAGGCTGATGAGGCTGACCCGGAGTTACCTGACCGGGCTGCATAGGAACTGCCGCCTCTTTTTCACAAGAGCACGGATTACCACCGCACTTCTCACATTTTTCCTCAGTCGCCTCTTTCATCTCCGATATCTTTTTCTTGCAATGCAAGCAATAACCCGTCTGCTTCATGACCTTGCCACCACAAGTCGGGCACTTGATCATTTCCATTTTCTTGGCTTCTACATTGGCACTGGCCAAACGAACACCAAGCTCTTCTTCACTCATCTTAGAAACAGCATACGCCATCGTCCTAAGATCTTTTCCAATAGGATCACTCTCATTAAAATTCTGTGAGAGCACATCCAAACTTGCTATCAATGTTTTCCGATCCATTATACTTGCCTCCCGTTGAGTTGTTTTATTTCGAATAGGATAAAAATTAGAATTAAATCTCTGATCCCCATAAGAAGCATATGAATCAGCCCTCGCCTTATCAAATGCCTGGTTTTGAAGCCTCTCCTCCGGTCGAAAGTACATACGCCTCTCAATCGGAATGACCGTAGGGTCAAACATAAACTCTAATATGTTATTTGCAATTTTTTTAGGATTCATTAGACTGAGCTCCTAAGATTAAAGGTAATCATAATCCACAGCAATTCCGGCACAGGACTGTAGAAAGACTGCACATTGAGAATCGAAGGATCAGCAGGATCCTGTGTAGCCTTTGAAGGCTGATACGCCGTAATAATCTGAGCCTGCTGCAGAGAAGATAAATAAGAGTCAAGAGTGCTCTCAACCTCAGTACTCCTCTGTACTAACATCTTCGTCCCAATATAAGGAGTCAGAATAGACCTGGCTCCCCTCTGAATAAAGTCCTTCACACGAATAATCGAAGGAGTCCTCGTCAAAACAGATGAGGTATCTGTGGTCAACGCAAACTTAATCTGCATCCCACCCGGAATCTCCTCAACCAAAGTAATACCTGCATTGGCCGTCTGAGCCGCCGTAACTGCATCCAATCTACGATACAGCCTCGCAAACCCTACCACGGGCTTCTTAGTCATTGGCTCCGCTACATCAAAAGCTGGCGACGTATCACGCCCCGCTATAGCTGCCGCCAAATAAGCCCCGTCCATGAGATACTCAGTATCATTACCCAAAGCATCCGTAATAATCGTAATGGCACCATCAGGATAAACAGCCACCATACGCTCATTAACCATGCCCCTGGCTATGCTCTGAGCCAATGTCGGAGTCGTGTTAATCGGGAAGCCAAAGTAAGACCGGTGCTCATTACTATACCTGATACCCGACTGAATCGAGTTAGACGTCTTCAGATAATTAATAACCGCTGAAGACGTAGTAACAGGCTGTATCAGAGTTGGCTGAAGACCACCCTCCATGGGCTGATTGAACACATCAATAGCATAGATATATCTTGAATCCGGTGCGTCAGTACCTCCCGAGGTCTTCTTAATCTGACACAGAACAACAGCCGGAGCCCCATTAAGGAAAGCAAAATGAGCCGCCATACCAATCTTGTTATCAACCGAAAGAGGCCCCGTAACAGCAATGATGTCCTTCTCCTGAGTATAAAAGATAGGAGTCCCAACACCATTAGCATCAAATTGCTTCGTCACATTAAAGGTCACATAATAAAAGTCACCCGTAGCTGGCTCCTGAGCCCCCACAAGTTTATAAGTATTAACTATACCCGTATCGCCAGGATTTATACCAGAAGTATTGCTAACAGCTACCTTAATTCCAGGCACCGCTCTGGTTGGAACCGCAGACGTCGTGAAAACAGGAGTCACGTCATATACAATATGGTTACCTGCAACATAAGTTGCAGTAACAAGGGTGACCCTGAAACCCGTTGCAGTATCAATATAGGTCTGATTAAGATAACCTGTATTGTCTCCTAACGAACCCGTTCCACCTGACGTATCTGAAGCTACTGTATAACTTGTGGTATCAGCAAATGTTAGAGTTATTTTTTCCTGAATAGCATATCCAGGAAGAACCTGAGTATCAGCAGCAGACGCCCCAGTACCATCAGCATATGGAATTTCTGTCTTAATAACAGCCGTTGTAGTATCATGAGAATTCCACACAACACTCATGGCCGTCCCACTGCTCACCCCGGAAAGAGTATAAGTACCAACACCTATTGCCCCTGCCGTTGAGCAATCAAGCACCCACGAATCTGTCGTAAGAATATTTGAATATTCCGTAACATATACTTTCTTACTTGCATCAGGTGCCGTTTTAAGATTAATAACTCTTGAAGACCCATTCACAGAGTCAATAACAACCCGATTAGATAATGCAGCAGCTATGTTATCCCCTACATAAGCATAAATCTTCGACGCATCCTCCGTCAAAGTGCCACGACTCTGACCGTCGGTAGGAAGAAATTCCATAGTAAAAGACTTATTAGTGCCATCTGCAACACCAGCCGCCTGCCTCATATACGTTCTGTTATCAAAAAGAGTACCCGTAATCTGAGCAGAATCAAAAGGAGTATAACCTACTGTGGTCTGACCAGCAATAATCTTAAAAGAATTACCCCACTGAATAGTATTAAATGAACAAGTCGGACTAGTAGTAGTATCAAGAATATAATCCGTCCCCTGAATAAAATCAGTGGAGCCAGGAGCATACCCAACACTTGTTATTGAGGCCACATATGGGGAAGGCAGTATATCTGCCGTATTCTGCATGTCGTTCGTATAATATGTAACCTTAATTATAGTACCTGAAGTTGGAGCACTAGCCAAGGTAATACGACCCGCATCACCATTAACTTCAGTAGGTACCACATTTACAGAAACACCGCTTATTATCAGTGTGACTGTAACTTTAGTCACATCAGTCGTTGTTATACCGCTATTATTACCACTTACGATAGGATAGTAGTGAGTCTGGAAAACATTATTAGTCCCATCAATTTGATCAGTCAGGTCTTCATTTGTATGAAGGGTATCAGTCCTTTTAAAATAATAGTTAACAAGAACTGAATCTCCCATCATTGGGATATTTACCAGATAAATCTCACCAGTAGTACCATTAACCGATGCCACAGGTACCGGGTTATTATTAATAAGGACTGTAACCGTCTTAGGATCATTAGTTACTGTCCCTGAACCATCACCTTTTACGATAGGTTTAATTGAGACCGTGAAGTTCCTATTAGATCCAGTAAACTGTGCTGAAACGTCCTCACCAACAATGTGGTTGTCCGCCATTGAGCTGGAGCCACGGAACATTTCAAAATTATTAACTGGAATCGTATCAGTGGTTACACCAATAAAGGCAGGAACACGTATATCCCCAGCAGCCGTAGCCTTCGGGGGCTCAGTCAATGTCCTTGTATAAACTCCAGGAAAAGAAAAACTATCAAACGGTCCAATTCCCATAAAAACCTCCAAATAGGTTAATTTTTCGTTTTTAAGCTATTTTTGATCTTGAATCTTATTCGTATCTGATAAATCCTATTTGGTATCTGTATCTTGGACCGAAACTGTTTGAATCCCTAAAAAGCCCCCGCCTCAGAAAACTGCGGAATGCCCTTCTTTTCCCTCTCTGCCTTATGCTCTTGCAAGACAGACGAATATTCCTGGCGTTTCTCTCTCTCAACTTTATCCCCTAAGGCCATCACCGGCATAAATTTGCCGTCTTTAGCTTTGGGAAGGTCATTAAAAGTCTTTATTTCTTTATCTTTCTGTCTCTTACTCTGCTCATCATAATGCATCTGCCATCTTTTTTCAGCTTCCCGGCCAATTGTCATGTCCACGGGCTCATTTGACGTTCCACCTTTTATAACTGAAGAAAATCTACTCATTTTTTTCTCGGCCTCAGCCCCACATTTCTTACAGATGATCGTATCACCTGAATCTTTGGCAGTAATGAGTTCCTCAAATTCACAACCACAGGCCTTGCAAGTATATTCAAAGAGCATTTGGATCATCTCCTATTTTGATTTGGATATTACCATCTATTAAATGCAGGTTATTAAAAGATTATTAAGCCGCCAATTTGGCCAAAGTTTTCAAGACCCGGCAGTCATCAGCGGGCATCTTAAAACCCCCTCGGCCTAGTGGTCGTTGTGGAGGTCGTAGACGTAGTTGTTGATGTGCTCGTTGTGGTAGCCTTGTGGGGAATAGGCAGCCAGTAGCTGCCACCGTTGTAGCGCGTTTCCACGCCGGATGCGTTTACGCCGCTAATGAGAATCGGGACATGATCGTATCTGTAATGACCCCCGGCGCTGCAGCACTGTCGTGCCGGATTCTGTTCCCAGTTTAAAACATACCATTGGCTGCTTGTGCTTAATTTTGGGCCTAATGACGGTTGAATATCAACGAGATCGTTCCATTGCGACGCAGGGAAGTTCAGCAACCGCGCTTTATTGTCGCCCTTGGATTTCCATTGAGAAACAGAACTGGAAGTAGAAACTCCGCAACCGGCGTTCATGCACTTGTCCCCGCTTCCGTCGGTAAAATGTGCAGTGGAGAAAACGCCTGACCAGGCATTGCCCTGATTAGAATTGATATTTCCCTGATCGGAAAAATACCGGTAGCAGTGCTGTGGGTCGGTCCAGTACAAAAGAAATCTGATCGTCTGGCCATTATTTGCTAAATTGAAGTGCAGGGCCACCTATAAAATATCGGTAGGAGCCAATGGCATTATTCATAACGCTGGCGCCGTCATTGTTATAATATATTTGATATTTCCAATTGCCGTCGTACGAGCCGGGGTCAAGGTCTATGACAGTGGCCGTTCCTCCGGTCCCGGAAAAGCTCACCCACGGCGCCCTGTCCGGATAGCGGCCGTAAATACCTCCCATGGCGTAATTTTGATTGACTATTCCCTGAAGGCTTGCACTGGCACCCTGCCAGTCAATCCAATCCCCCGGCTCTCCTGTCGTCGTCCCCACTACCGCCATAATCATCACTGCAAGTTTCCGCATAATACAGTTCCTTGTAAAGTCTCATCTTCCAATAATCTTTTAGCTAAAATTTCTGAAATATTTTTAAATTCCTTATAAGAAATTCGTAAAAGTGGCATAGCATTTTTTTCGCAATATTGATCTTTTAACTCATCATTATGCTTTAAAGCTTTAAATTTTTTTAAAGCTACCTCTAAAGAAAGTTTTCCGTATCTTTCCGGTTTAAAATGCTGTCTTCCGTCAAATTCTATCAACAAATTTTTAGACGGCACATAAAAATCAAACATCAATAATCTATTTCTTTTTCCAATAAGGCCTGAAAATTTATACTGTAGCTCATATGAAATTTTTTGATTATTAAGCCATTCCGTTATAATTTCTTCTCCACGAGAATTGTTGCATTTTGCACAGCCATGATTGCTTAAATGATTAGCTGGGCTTTGCCAAAATTCTCCATGAATGGGACATATTATGCAAACTTTTAGACTACTTTTTACATATTTTACCTTTGTATAATTATATTTATTGCCATGTACTAATATAGCTTTATTAATAAATTCTTCCGTAGTTGGTTTATGACGCTTTTCCCATATTTTTATAGACCCACATTTGGGGCAGCCACACGCAGTATATAAATGTGCTTCAGGCGTTTGCCAAAATTCGCCATGAATAGGGCAGATTATGCACAGTTTAGTTATCATTTTTTTGTATACTACTTTTGAATAATCATAAAAATTATTATGCCTAATATTCGCCCTATTCACGAATTCTTGAAAAGTTAATAATTTTCCTCTCATAGCTACGTCAGTCTTTCAAATCCCACCAAAGGCCCTTTAAAAGTGGGCCTTAAATCAGGATAAAGATTTATGCCCCTCAAAGTCACATAATAATCGTAGGGCACAAAATATTGCCATTCAGTCCGGACATTTATAGCCACAGAAGACTCATAATATAAATCCCCCGTAGTTTCAATATGACTTTCTTCTGTCTCTCCAGCGGGCTCGACGGAATTAAGAGTGATTCCCTCAAATTCAAGATAATTTTTCCTTACAGCCCACAACCAATTCACCACCTGATCCGACATCTCAGCCATTTGTATGGGGTCCTTAGCTATGACAGATAAGTCCATGGACATCTCCCAATGTCCCCCATATATTCTAGCCTGTTGTTCTCTGAATTGTGAGACTACTATAATTTGCTGGTCTCCTGCCTGAGCTCTGCGACCTATAGACAATATAACTCCTGGAATAGCTAAATGGTTTTCCTGATAGAGTTCAAAATTGAAAGGGCCTGAAGAGAACCCATTAGGTGTATACCTATAATCCCCTAATATGGAATAATTAGATAATAGGGGCTTTAAGTAAGTAATTATCCCATTAGTATAATCTATAGAATAGTCCGTACCTCTGACTAGAGTATTAATTACTGTATTTTTATTATTGGTTAAATAAAGAACATCAGTACCGGTTTCTATATTTTGATGAGTTAAGTTACTTGTGTGCTCAGTACCTACTATTCTTTTTATAATTACTTCTTTTTCAATAATATAACGTGCGTCTACTGTAAATTGCCCCGGAGCGGGAGGGGAGGCTGAAGGAGCCCGTATAAAATTAATTGTGAAGAGTCCCGGAGGAACTATGCGTCTAATATGGTAGCCTATAAGTACAGTAGAGCCAACGCCGGGTGCTGTCTCAAGGAGCACTTCATTTTTTTTACCATCCACATATTCAGGGATGACCGTAGAGCCATTAACAGTGACATAAACCTGCCCGGGGCTAGTTGCATAATGGGTCTCATCGGGGCCAGCTAATATGGGGTTCAGGGTATGAAACAGTCTCTGGTTTACTCCCAACTGTGAGGATACATCTTCCCCTGTGATATATTGGGTAATGTAGCCTTGATCTTCTCTGACCCATTCAATAGATATACCGGGGTAATAGTCTTGTCGAGTTACTTTTACCAAGGAAAAAAGGTCAGACATGAAATTATCTGCAGAGAGTCGTATTTGAGAAGCCGACGTGTTCTTGAGGACAGCTCCGAACTGCACTCGTTCAGTATAAGGAAATTTATTATAGACTTTTACTTTACCTGAAAAGGCAGGATGGTTCTGAAATCCAAGTTGGATTTCGTCGAGGATGCGTATCTTTGCAGAATTTAATAGATTTTGAAACATTTAGGCGTGCCATTCATAGTTATTATAAGTTGTTTTAGCATCAACCTTTGGTTCGACATCTTTTATGCCTTGCTTTTCAATCATTTCAAAATTCCTGGAAAGAACAATGTCTTTGTTGATAATGCCACTAGGAATTATGTCAGGAGTAATTTTCATAACTTTTGGCTATAGCCTTTATTTTTATAGTACCATTCAGCCTCACTAGAACCTTCACCTAAACGAGCGCCTATTCTTTGAATTGTCTCATTCAAATCTTCATCTTTAATTGATGGCTCATGATCTATCACCTTAAAATATTTAGATAGGTCTAAAGGCGGATGAGCCACTCGAAATTCTGCGTCCGCTCTTGTAAAGCCCATGTTATTCTTCCTTTGGGCTCATTGCTATGGCTGCAATATTATATTTTGTGAGGATTTCATTTAATTCTGCAACTGTTTTTGACATCAAAATGCTATGCGACTGAAAAACGCCGCCTGCACGAACTATGGCACATTGCAGACTTTCAAAGAAATTTTCCGTATGATCATTTGTCTTCAATTCGTCATAGAATTCCGAAAACTGTTTAGTATTTTCCATGGCTATTATCCTTTAAGATGTTTTGAAAGTTTATTTTCTAAATCCTTAAGAATTTCATAGGTTTGTTTTAGATCTGCGTTCTTTAATTCTTTCCACAGGTCCTTGTGCCCTTCAGATATAATTTTCATTACTTCATCGTCGCCTTTAGTACTGGTTATCTTAGTCATTAAATTCAAACAATTGATTGCAAGATTTTGAACATTTTTGAACTGTTCAGTCAATCTATTTTTAGTGTCCTCAACTAAAAATCTGAAACTTCCAGCCAGGGCAGATTCCTTATAGCGAGTCCTGGCTACTTTTCTTAACTCGTCCGCGAGACTATTCATGCTTTTACTCCTTGATCGTAATTCATGGCAGCTACAAGTAAACCCTCTGCAACAGCCATAAGGGGTGAACTTGCCATTCTTATTTCAGAAATAGCAATAGGAAACTTGTCTTTTATAGAATTAAAGCCCTCAATGAAAAGTTCTTTAAATCCTTTTGCAAGAGATGTTCCGCCTGATAATATCATGGGAATTGCTGACGGTAAATCAATCGTTCCCTGTCTTTTTAAGAACTCATCTCTAATAGCGTTTAAAGAATTTAAAATGAGACTTTTATAATAAATTATAAGAGCTTCTCGTTCTCTTAGAGTCTTAGGATCTCCTTCATTGGGATCCATAAGGTTGATTCCTCTTTCTTTGATAACCTGTATTCTGCTAGCCGTAGTACCCACAGCGGCAGCGGCTGACTGGTCTAAATAGTCACCGGATTTACTGATAGAAAATTCCATTCCTATTAAAGTTTTATACATCAAACAAATATTGACCATCCCTGCTCCAAACGACAGATTAATAGATGAGAATTGCTCCTTGGCTGAATTAGAATAACCTATAGCAGCCGACTCACTGAGTGCAACTGCTTTATAGCCCAGCGAGCTGACTAATTTAGAAAAAATAGCTCTATGATATATAATGTCAATGTTACGGTCAATGGGCACTGCGGGCACACTATAGAAGCAAGTTTCTCCTTGAATCTTTGCTTTACCTAGGACATTTTCAAGAAGAACAAGAACTATCTTTTCGGCCTCTAGTTCGCCTTGTGCCAAGACACCTTTAGATAGAGGACGCCGAGCATCCCTTTTAAAAATATTAGCCATTGTTAAGGCATCGTCTCCAATAATATAGAGCTTATCTCCAGCTTCAATAAAATTTATTTTAGACATCGAGAGCATATTTTTAACCGAGGGCTCATTTTCTAAATCAAGGAATGCATCTCGAATAGTTTTAAATTGAACTTGATTACTATTATCTTGTCTTGCCGATACTAAGAAACAAGTGCCAATATCAATGCTTACGGACATAGAGTCTCCTTAGTTATAGATTCTATTTTAAATTCAATGTTAGTCGTGGGTATTTCACATTCCCATATTCGTATTACTTTATAGCCTTTATTTCTTAAATATGAATTACAAGAATGATCTAATCTTATTTGATTTTTTTGCTGCTTATTTAATTCTTTAAAATATTTTGAACATCCATGCCCATGCCAATAACAGCCATCAACTTGTATGACTGCTTTTTCAACTGGAAGATAAAAATCGACACAATAATAGTCTATAGGATATTGAAATTCATAAGCAATTTTTAATGCATCTAATTTTTCTTTTATTTCAAGCTCGGGTTTAGTACCAGAAGACTTTTGTTTTGACATTCTAAGTGCACAACTTTTACTTAATATTTTACTTATTTCTGCAGCTTTTTTTTCTCCATATACCTCTTTATAAGTTTTGCCTTTTCTAGCTTTATTAAATTCTCTGATTTTTGCTGTTTTCTTTTCAATTTCTTCGGGGGGTATAATTCTCCCAAATGAGGGGTTTTTTTCACCATCTTGAAATCCCGGGTTTTGAGATTTCCATATTGAAAGGGGGTTATCTTTACCCCTTTTTACAATTTTAGCAGCATAATTAGGGTTATTTTCCCCCGCCCATTTCCCTTTTTTTTTCATAGATTCAGAAATTTTATGAGAAACTTTTAATACATTTCTTGATAATTTTTCATTATAAAATATATCACTTAAATTAATTTTCCATTTACGAGAATTCTGTTTAGAAATGCTACAGTCTGAACGACCCGTAACTGCTGCAACTTCTTTACAGGTTAATCCTGACAACAATAATTGTTTAATTTTAATTTCTTCTTCCTCAGTCCATCTTTTCTTTTCCATAATCAACGCCTTAAATTCTATTCAAGTTATTTCTTATTTAAATTACGAAGAGCTATCAGGGCCTCATTAGCAGAAGTCCCCGAAGTCTCTGTATTTTTAGATTCAATACTAGCGACCATGCCCTCAGATGAAATAGTTGGAATATAGACAGAATCTTGAAATATGTTTCCTGTCTCTTTTGATACCCCAGCGTTCTGCTGAACAATCTGCTGAACAGATAATTTGGAAACCTCATCCCTGACTATGCTCGTCAATAAAGGAATAATTTCCTGAACTGCTGATCTGATATCATTATTTGAACTTCTCAGCTCAGGCAATAGCTCCCTTAGGGCCTGCTTTAAATTACTTGCATTCAAAGAGCTACTTCCTGAAACTACCTGGGCGTCCCCTTTAATGGCAGGATTTCTTTCTAAAATAAGGATTCTGCCTTTATTTATCTCCCGATTTAGGTCTTTTGATAATTCAAACTCAGAATCTGATATATCTTTAATCTGCTTATAATAGAAAACATCCCCTAAATCTTTAATTAGGACCCTTTCTGAAGAATTCCCTAAAAGGCGTACCATGATAGGACATGAATATTAATAGAAAATTAAGATTGGGTGGGTTTTCAAAATAAGAATAAAAAGGAAGTAACCTTTACAGGCTACTTCCTTGAGGTCGCATGAAGAGCTTTCCAGTAAACTATTTTACGCCATATCTTTCTAAGGAATCGTAATCAATTGCTGCAGCTTCTTTCTTTGGCTGCTCATGCTGCTCAGTACCCTCTTCTTTTTCTTTCTTCTGAGTCTCAGGAGATTCAGCTTTCTCTTCAGCCGGGGTCTCTGTTTTCTCATCATGGGGGGCATCAGCATCGGCAGCTACCTTTTCCGGATCATAATAATATGATTTGCTGGCTTCAGTTTCAGAATAAGCCATGACGCCATCACAAGCCGGGCAGGAAATTTTGTCGTTAACGGAAATGTCGCTGACTGTCACATTTTCGCCAACTTCTGATGCAGCTTCTTTCCTACGAGCATTGATTGAGGCTAAACTGGCAGTATGATTGCACTTATTACACACAAATTGCGTAACCTCTGCAGCATCATGCTCTATTTCATCAGCAATTTTCAGCAGTTCTTCAGCAGTCTTATTCATGAAATCTACCTCCTAAAAAATGTTTAATTTTCAAAAATAATGATATATTTGTTTCATTATTAGAAGATTATTACAGCTACTATAATTAACGGCCATATTAAAAGATTATTACAATTTTTAGTCACTTTAGTCCCATAAAGTCATGCATTCTAATTACATGCTGTTTAAATTCTTCAACAGTCTTATCCTGCTTAGCTATGTTGCACCATTTACAGCAAGCAGTGACATTTCCTTTTATATA